CAACCTTGAGTGAATATCACATACCGGATTCCTTCCCCGTCAACAATAGACTCCGATTCAATCCCCGAAATTCGAATCAACTTCATGTTTGACACGATCTCGCTCCTCCGCACGCTTAGCGTCATTCCACTTATCAAGAGTTCCGACCAAATATCCAGTGATGCGACGAATGCGTTCGAACGGAACTCCATCGGCTTCACTCCGTCCGCAGCAGGGGCAAACATCGTTGATAATTCCGTTGTAGCCGCAGACAGGATCTCGGTCTACAGGATGATTGATGCTTCCGTAACCGATGCCGGCTTCTTTCATGTGTCTTACAACTCGTTCGAAAGCTGCAAGGTTTTTGGTCGGATCACCGTCCAGTTCTACATAAGAAATATGACCGGCATTGGTAAGAGCATGGTATGGAGCTTCAATATCAATCTTCTTAAGTGCCGGGAGATGATAATAGACCGGAACATGAAAGCTGTTAGTGTAGTAGTCACGATCAGTAACACCCTTAATAATGCCAAATTCTTTTCGGTCAGCTCTAAGTAAGCGTCCGGCTAAGCTTTCAGCAGGAGTAGCAAGACATGTTACATTCATACCAAACTGCTTGCTTTTCTCATCACAATAGTTCCGAATATAACCTACAATTCGCAGACCAAGCTCCTGAGATGCTTCATCTTCACCATGATGATGCCCTGTCAAAGCCACAAGGCACTCTGCAAGCCCACAGAAACCGATAGAGAGGGTTCCGTGTTTCAGCACCTCTCCAACCTCATCGTCCGGTCTAAGCTTGTCAGAGTCCATCCATACGCCTTCTCCCATGAGGAACGGAAAGTTTCTAACTACTCTTGACGCTTGAATCTCATATCGATCGAGAAGCTGCTGCATGGTTTTGTCGAGCATTCCGTCAAGCAGTTTGAAAAACTGAGGAATATCGCCATCGACCACAATAGCAAGTCTCGGAAGATTGATAGAAGTGAAACTCAGATTACCTCTGCCGGGAGCGATCTCACGAGACGGGTCATAAACATTACCCATTACACGAGTACGGCAGCCCATGTAGGCAACCTCCGTTTCAGGATGACCGGGCTTGTAATACTGGAGATTGAAAGGTGCATCAATGAAAGCGAAGTTAGGAAACAGCCGCTTTGCACTGACCTTCATCGCCAGTTTGAACAGGTCATAGTTCGGATCATCGGGATTATAGTTGACGCC